GTCGAGAGTAACTTCCATACCCAATCTACGACTAAGACGAAGCAAGCGATTATGGCAGTGTATATAAGATGACTCATCACTGAGCTCATCCTTTTGGTAGCACGGGGTGACATCAAAACCTCCGAAGTAATGTTTTCCACATGATTCAAAGAATGCGCCGGACGTAAAACTCTTCTCAAGGTTAATCGAGAAGCCGGCGTCTTCTAGAACTTGAATCACGAGGTTGACATCGCTCTGAGAGACAACGATATCATCACCGAATACCATCGCATTAACGTCAATCGAAGAGCTCAACGCCCAAAAGATAAGACTCTCTAGCTCGAACGTGAAAGCGTTACCCATACTACTAAACTTCTCATAGCGGGTAATCATCCCGCTACTTGGATCTTCGTAGTATTGAGAACGCATACGGTCAAGAACGAGGAACCAATCTAAAGGCAAAAGCTCCTTTATAACGTTGATCGCTATGGTGTCAGAGGCAGCGCTCAAATCAAGCGTTGCCAGGCTATCAGAAAATGCCCTTAAGGCAAGTGTCTGGTTCACCCCTTGGTTGTTCAAGTCAACACCAAAAGCCCCGAGTCTTTTTCGGATATACCGACCGACGCCGCGTTGAATGAACCCGTTAAAACTGGGTTCCGCGGCAATCGTGCGGTCCGTCTTAAAAGATTTTGGGACAGTGACAACCTTGTTCTCCCACACTATTTTTAAACAGGAGGGTAAACAGCTATAACGCCCATCGGGCCGAATTCCAGTGATGGATTCGAACCAGTGGATGTCGTGACTAAGCCATGCTATGGCGTAGTCAACACAAGCAGGAGTCACGGTGAGTTCGTGAGTATACTTTACGTCCGGGTACGACTGACGTTTTGCAACGCCATTCGTCGCACCAGGTCCCCACGCACATCCTGAAAGAACCTTGTCCCAACTGAATTTACCGAGAACCTTCGCAATTTTTCTCGTAGCCGTATGAATTACGGCAGCCGAGCCAGGTCGCAATGCCTGGAGCGAAGGGTCGGACCATATCCGGTTCGTAGAGGCACACTTCAACTCAGATGCACTAAATTTCTCTAGTGCAACTTCGCGACGACGCAGCTGCGACTCTTTGTCTCTCGTTTTAAGCTTCGAGAGGTAAGAGCAAACAGCGTAATCGACAGCGAAAGAGTCGGATGTGACGTAATCTTTAGGGTTAACAACTTGCTCAGAGTACAGGTGTAAACCACCGTACTTAAAGCGAAGCCACGATCCTAAAGACATCGGTGTATCTACACTTTTGCAAAGAGCGAAGAAAACCTCGCCCAAATCACCTATAGGAGATTGCATTTGTGACCTCGTGTTAAGTTAGTCGATTACCAGATGCCTTGCAAGGTTTCGACCGCATTAATAATTGCGGCGTCGGCCAACAAGAACTGGACAAACTTCCGGATGTCTTTCCGATCTTGAAGAGCGGATCGTTCCGGTAGGATGAACTCGACAAAAACTCGCGGGAGGTAGGATACGGTAGGAGCGGGTGCAACGCCCGACACCGTCGAGTTGGTAGTGTTTTCCAACTTAGGTGTATGGACGCCGATTTTACATCGTGCAACCCGACCAGAGGAGCTATCGCCACTCGAGGGGTTATTTGGCCGGACCAGCGAAACGCTGATTCGGTTGTAACCGATCGGGGAGGCGGGAGACTGATCCTCAAACCACCAGACTCCATTGGAGTCTGGACCGAGAGGGACAAACGTATGATTCACTGGGGTCGCCAGCGCGTCCGCAAGGACGATATTGGCAGCAGCTGCCATAGTGATACTCCTAAAGAGTTTTAAAAATCCCAGTCTTACGAAAGGGAGGGATCGTCAAACACGCCTAACAATTCTTATTTAAGGAATTGATGCAATAAGGCCGCGGCGGAGAATAGACGTTGGGAACCAAGATCAACCTTCATCACAGGTAACTGTGGCAAAGGGAAAGATCCAAGAACTTTTCGCTCCTTCATGGTGCGAGTCCAAGACCCACCGGCTTCAACTACAGTCACAGCGTTTCCAGATTTGGATGCTCCATTACAGATCATCCGACCCTGGACACGATATGAGTAGCAGGAGTAACCGGATTTGAATCTTGAATTGTTCAACATTCCCGTCTCCAGCGTACGCAGATAGCCACCGACGTTGTAGAACCAATCAGCAACGAATGAGAAAGGTAAAACTTCCCAAGCGATACTCACCGGATTCAACGACGTATAACCAGCGACTGACTGCGTCGTGTTTTGTCCTGACTCGAGCCAGACCTTAATCTCGTGGCGGTAGTTACCCGTCACGATGGTCTTACCTGAACCGGCAATCACGAAAGATGGTCCGTTAACCGTATTCTCGTAGGGCTCGGAAGCCCTAGCTTTGAAAGGGACAACAAAACCACCTTGCGGGGTCACCTTGTGCAAGGCCTCGTAGGCGTCCTGAATTAAAGGACGCCAGCCGTATTGAAACTCCAACCAAGCATCCGCGATTGCGCGCGTTGGACGCCTGCGAAACTGTCTAGCTCGTTCGACAATCTTTGTTACGTTCTGTAACATACGACGTGTCTGACCGAGTTCGGCAGCGTCAATGGAAAGATCCAACCCTCCGCGTACTTTATCAGATAACTTGCTGAGAGCCTGATTATACAAAGAGGCTCTCATAGCAGGACTATCCGCATCGTCGTTTGGAAAGTTGGAAGCGGGTGAAAATATCCCATGCTTGTACCAGTCCAGGATTGGTAAATCTGGATTATGGTACGAAGCACTTCCACTTGGAGAAGATACGGCATCCTTGGTGAAATAATGATAGGTCGGCGACTTTCGATCACCAGTGTTCGATACACAGCTGAACCAATCCCTCGATGAAGAGGGGTAGGAAATCTGCTGCGAACCATCCCCGTAATTTGTTACGAGGACACCGGCGGTCGTGATCGTTCGGCTTTTCATCATATCTCCAAAGAGTCAAGAAGAGGATGGGCGGTGCCCACATGGGTCGCGAAAG